ATATACTGCACTTCGATATCATCAATCACAATACTACAAGCAATCGCACCACTTTCCCATTCATATTTAACTTTATTATTAGTCACGTGACCTTTTTCAGGTTGTCTAAACCAGTATTCTACAACCTGTAGAGTATTATCATGATTTCTATATTGTGAGTTACTACTTGAATTATACTTTTCTGAAAAATTAGTAAATGAAGAATTATTATAAATCTCTGTTTCTTCATGTTTATTATCAGCTGTCAATTCATCTAATACATTACCGAATTGTCTTCTTGCTGCTAATCTATGCATTCTATATGCATAACAAATATATTCACATGAATCGATATCATAGGCGGACGGGTCCGGAAATATATTAGCTGGATTTGGATTACCTATTTCTATGTCTCCATTTTCTTCGCAGAATCTAAGATTTTCATTCCAGGATACTTTCCAAAATGCATTTTTACTTTTACCTAGATTTCTTTCATTCTCTGACATCATGCCCTCGATATTATTGTTATATACAACATATCTAACCATGTCCTCTCTCTCTTTTGCCAATTGAGAGTCTAAATCATTATCTCTACCCTTAAACATAAAGTCAGGAATAACATTGTCAATACTCTGTTCGACAACTTTGAAACAATCGGTAATAATAGGAGGTACAAAGTTACTACCATTTTTAGCAGCTAATTCTATTAATTTATCTTTACTATAATGATTACCAAGATAGTAATCATCTAACATTTTTAACTCTTCCTGTATTGGTGACTTTGCCTGTTTAGCCAATTCCCAATCTCTTTTTATATTTGCTTCCCTATTTCCTTTTGTAGACATATCAAATTCTATGTCAGATATTTTTTTTGATTTAAGTAGTCTCATTTTTAACCGCCTATCTAAGCAATAGATTGACTTTCTATTTATTCTCATAAAAATACCCTAAATTTTAATTTAAATTTTAGACTTAATTTTATATGTCTTTTATTTAAAAATTAAAATTTAAGGTATTTAATTAGTATTTTATTTGGTTATTATAATTATTCAACAATAACCCAGTCATTGCTTAACACAATAACCCAGTCATTGCTTAACATGTCAGATTGACTTGCTAACCATCCGCTTAATATTTTATTATCAGCAGTTTTCATTGTGATGTATGGTAACACATCGGCTTTACCACCGTTTTGCTCAGCAAATTTTTTATTATGTTCACACCAAAATCTTTCACTCGGAAGGTCTTTACAACCTGGAGATAATGCAATAAACATTCCTTTTCCATTCCAACCTTCTCGAGCTACCTTGTAACCTTTTTTCATTAATTCAATTGCTTGCCCAAAACTTAAATTACAATCATATTTATATGCTTCTTCAAAAACCGCCTTTGGACTCCAAGAAATATAACCATCTTCATATTCAACTAAATATCCTTTAGTTTCTTTACAAAGAGCATTTTCATCTTCATGTATCTTTCCATATTTTTTTAAGTTAAAATCACCATAATTCATTTCTTCTGCTTTTATAAATTTTGTCCCAATATAATTTTTCATAAACTTTCTCCATTTCCAATTTTAATTTTTAAAATATCTAATTCATTTTGACATCCATCATATTCTAATTTTCTGAACTGCATTTTTTTAATTCAAGTGTTATCTTTTCTATTTCATTTATTTTCATAAATATATCTATATTTTCATCAAATGTAAAGCTTATAAACAAAAAAAATTGTTCATAACCATTTCAACTTCCAATTCAGATTTGTATTTTTTTACAATTTATAATCTGAATCTAACACAAGTACATTATGTTAGATTCAGATTTGTGTTTAATAATGGCTATACGTATCGATATCACTAGTATATAGCCATTTTATTTTTAATGTTTTTATCAATTACCAATTATTCATACTAAATTCAACCTGCTTAATTTCCAACTTTGTAATTTAGTGTAAATATTGTTAATGATATAATTTCCAGTTATTTTATTAATTATTGTATTTAATTACCAAATATACATCTTGGTCTAAACTCATACAATGCACATTTTTCATCACATATCATTTTATCATAATTATTTACAATCTTTGTTACCTTATTATTTTCATCAGTATCATTTTTTTCAATAGTCAAGGAACTATCTGTCATTAAGTATCTTGGACAATATCTTTTCATGTTCACCTCTTAAATTTATTTGGTCTTAATTGATCTATAAGTTTTTTTCTTGGAACTTCTGGTTCTTCTCTAATATTAGTTGTATATTGTTTTCTAATTTCCTGTCCTATCATATCTGATAATAATAAATCATCATGTTTACCACTCATTGCGTCAGGTCTCCCATTTGCATCTTCGATAAATGTAAGCATTTCTCTTAATGTTCTAATGTCATTAAATGAATCAATATTATCTTCAACAAAGTCAACTTCTCTATCAATTATAAGTGGTCTTGTATTTCCATCTGTTTTCCATCCTAGTTTATCTTGCAATTCCCCAGATATATCATCATATTTCTTTCTAATATATTGCCTTGGGTAATTGAGTCTTTGTAAGTCTTCTATAGGAGCAGTATTCCAATTCATTTCTACTCCAATCATTGCATTATTGTAATATTTTCCTAAACAATAAATTTGATGTGTAAATGGTTTACTAGTTTGCAATTGCATTCTAAGAGTTGCAGTTCTATTACCCGTTACATTATTTATTACAGTAGCAGTATAATAATCCTTTCCTTCACCCTTTGTATCTCCACCAATTACATAAGGATATCCATATTTTGGTTCTTCATATATAACTATATCTTTAACCTTTTCACCTTCAAATTCTTTGATATCATACTTTTTAAATTCATATGAAACTATTTTGTCTTGAGTATCTTCATCATTAAATTTATAAATAAACTTACCTTGTTTAAGTGGATCCACTTTATATTTTTTAATCAATACATTTATTCTCTTAATAACTTTATCATTGTTAAAAATTGGAGTACCAGAAAATATAAATGCCTCTTCTGGATAACTTGGATTTTCTTGTTTCATTTTATCAGCATTATTATTGCAATCTATTTTTTTAGTACTTCTGTACCAATTCAATTGTTCTAATGTCAAATCAAATCTTTGTTTTATATCTTTCTCATAATCATCTAAGTTTAATTTAAATTCTTGTCTTTCATCTTCTGTGCTAAAATCTTTCGAATAACTTTTATCATCATGCCATGCAAAAAATAAAGGAGTCCAACCATTTTCACAACTAACAGCTTTATCCCATGTACTTTTAAAATCATTAAATCCTCTTGCCGTAGATTCTATTATTGCTAAACTATCAATAGTTTTTGGTACTGCTTGCATGATAGCAGATAGTTGAGATTCTGGACTATTTGAATCTTTGCCACTCCAAAATGCATATTCAGATAAATGAACAAAAGAATAAGTATCGCCTCTACCTATAGACTCTTTTCCTGCTATTTTAACAACAATCTTACTATTAAGTCCTTCTTTTTCTCCGCCATAATGTAGTGGCTTATCAAATATTAATTCCTTAGCATTACTAGCTCGCTGTATAGGTTTGATTTCCTCTGATAAATTTTCATACATAAATTTAGATTTACTAAATATTGCATTATTAGAATCTTTGTCATGGCTAACTATAAGACAATTCATGTCTTTACTTTGTACACACTTACTAATCATTTTGCCTTGACTATATGTTGTAACTCCTTCTTGTCTAGCTTTTAGTATTATTATTCTAGGAGGAATTCCATTATTTATAAGCTCATCAATTTTATTATCAATCTGCAATTGAATCCAATTCAATTCTAATTTTTGTCTTTCCTTCTTTTTGTTTATTATCCAGATATAATCATGCATAAAATCAATATCATTAATTATCTTTATGCATTCATTTTTTTTATTCTTTGAATTTATATATTCAATATACGCAGAACTATTTATTTCATCATTAAGAATCCTTATTTTGTCGAAGCAATTCTTTCTCATACAATTTTTTTACTTCCTCATTTATTCTTAATTCATTTACTGTAAACCATTTCTCAAACTTATCATTATCTAATCTTTCGATGTCTATTCTAATTCGATGTTCTAATTCCTTGTCAAATGTGCTTATATTTTGTAATAGATATTTTATTGCTGATACATCAGGAGGATAGTATTTTGTTGATTCTTTTTCTTTTACAACTATTCTATCTCCGTCAACATTTTTAAATTCCTTTTCCTTTTCTTTATATTCAAATCCAGTAGCTCTTTTTATCAATGATTGCTTTGCTTCTATTCCTACATTACAAGCTTTTTCATATAATTTTTTTAATGGTTTATTATCATTTATCCAATTATATAATGTTTTTCTAGATATCCCCAAATGTTTGGCTATGTCCTTTGAGGATTTTCCAGATATCTTCAAATCGAATATTAATTCATCGTATCTTTTTTCATATTTAGTCATAATAATCACATCTCTAAAATTTCGCTTGGAATATACTTTGTCGTAGAATTAATATTTGTGTGTCCAAGAGCTTTCATAGCTGCATATATATTTTTTTTACCACCTTTTTTATCGCCTTTTCTATATGCTTTATACGCAAATGTTTTTCTAAAAATATGCGTTCCATATGCTCCACGTAGTTTAGGTATACTTCTAAATATTTCCCTAAACACTTTTTTACATATATCTACACCTATATGCATTAAATTTCCTTTTTCATCTTTTCTATTCGATGGAAATAAATAGCAGTTACACACCTTGTTTTTTACATTTTCAACATATTTTTTTATACAATCATCAATATGACTGTATTCGAAGTACCTCCGAATTTTAGTTTTTTTCTCTAAAATATATAGTGTGTAAGTGGAACCATTAAAAAAGTCATTAATTTTAATATCTACTGTATCGCCAATCCTGTATCCAAACTCAAACATAATCGTTGCCATTACTCCATATTTAGCATTTACCTTATATGCCATTTTAATAATCTTATTAACCGTTTGTTTATGCATTATTGGAAAACACGTTTTTAACATTTTTGCCTCCATTTACAGTGTGTAAATAAGTGTGTAAGTAAACTATAGTTTGTGTTTACATACAAAATAATACATGCTGTTTTTTAAATATATTTCTATCCAGTATAAATATATGACTTGAAAAAAGTCCCTACTTGGACTAAAGTAACGAATTTTAAATTTTTATTAACATCTCTCATATCCTTACTTTAATGCACTGTAAATTATTAGGATATTTTTAAGGTAATTTTTTATTTTTTTAAAATTATTACAGTTATTCGTCATCTTACATTATTTTCAATCTTCAATTTCCCTGCAATATCTAATTCTATTCTTAAGTACCAAAACTATTTTATGTGTCCTCAAGAATCTGAATATAATCTTTTTGTCGTAATAAACTAAATAAGGTTTTATTCTCTTACTCATCACCAAGTCAACTATACTAAAATCAGTGACTTCAATGTACTTTCTTTTCTTTTTCAATATTTTCAATATTTTTAGCATAAGCAATCCTCAATTTATTCATTCCTATTATATTTTCTGGTAAAATATCTAATTTATATTTATTGCATACATTACAAATTAAAGACCATATAGATTCATGTCCACAATGCATGCACTTGTCGAACATACTCATGCCCAATCAATTTGATCTTTATCAAAATTTGTTCTGGCTAAAATATTTCCTGTGATCAAATTTCTATTGTTAAAATTCAATCTATTTTCTAAATCATTATTTATGTCTTCCAACTCTTTTACAATAGTTTTAAGCAATTCAATTCTTTCCTTGCTATCACAATTTTTGTCACACATATTATCAGTCCTAATCTTCTATTTCTTCTATTATTTCATCAATTAATTTTTCGAAATCTTCATCATTATCCATTTTGTTATCCTTTCAATCAAAAAGACTCTCTTTCGAGAGTCTAATTTCTAAACCTTAATTAACAAAGTATTGAGTTTTCCAAAAAAGTTTTTCCATAAGAGGTTTTGATGTCCAACAACTTTATTTTACTATACTCAAAATAATAACACTAATAACAAC